AACTGCAATTAAAAGCATTTCTTTATATGATTGTTTTATAAATAATAAAGGACTTATATTAACTTTAATCCATTATATAACGACATTATACATCAATCATTATTTTATTACTAATTTAAATAATATTAAATTTAAACTAATTGAGTTAAATCAATTACATTTATATCAATGGTATAATACATTAATTTACGATTTGTCAGTAATGCAAACTATAACATTATTAGCTTGTGCTTCAACTTTCTATATAAATTTTCAGTATAATCATAGTCATGAAGATATACATATTTTATTATATAGTATTATGATAGTTAGTATATATATAAAACAATTTTATACCATTTATGATTGTTTATTTTATGATAGCTTTCTATATAAAATATATGATGATTTCATAATGCCTGGTATATCAAAAACTGATTTACATATTATAAACTCAACTTGTGCGTATTATTATATAATAATGAATATCTTTATTGGAATACCTATATTAATAATTATCGCATTTATCTTAGGTACGTTGATGGAATATATTGGTCAAAAACTTAATGCATTAGTTGAATGGTCAAAAACATATAATATTAAATACATTCAACGTATCACTATTGAAAATGAAGAAAAAGGTGAAGGAGTATAAATAATTTGTTAGAATAATAATATTTTTTAAAAATATAGATATAAATATAATTTCATCTATATAGATAGAACATTTTATACATATAGATGAATACAGAAACAATTATTATTCATCAGTCTATACAAGATAAATTGCAACACTTTTATGATAACAAAAAAATACCAAATATTTTATTTAACGGAACATCTGGAAGTGGTAAAAGTACTATTTTAAATGAATTTATATCAAAAATATATGATAATAATAAAGAAAAAATTAATGATTATGTAATGTATGTAAATTGCGCACATGGTAAAGGTATTAAATTTATTCGTGATGAGCTTAAATTTTTTGCTAAAACAAATATAAATTCAAATGGAGGAAATATATTTAAAAGTATTGTGCTTTTAAATGGTGATAATTTAACTGTAGACGCACAATCTGCTTTAAGACGATGTATTGAATTATTTAGTCATAATACACGTTTTTTTATTATTGTTGAAGATAAATATAAATTATTACGCCCTATTTTGTCTCGATTTTGTGAAATATATGTTCCTGAACCGATTATTCATGGAAAGCAAGTAAACTTATACTCTTATAACTTGGAAAATATTTTTCATCTATCTGATTATAAAACAAAACACTTAGATTGGCTAAAAAAAGAACTAACAAAGCATTTAAAATTACCTACTCTTTTACAAAAAGATTTGATTGAATTATCGATTAAATTATATGAAAAGTCTTATTCAGGATTGGATATTATGTCATTAATTGAGAATGGTCTAGGAAATATACAAGAGAGTAAAAAATACGAATTGTTAGTTGCGTTTAGTAAAGTAAAAAAAGAATTTCGGAATGAAAAACTACTTATTTTCTTTATACTACATTTTTTATTACTAGACAATGAATATTGTCTTGAAAACTTGTCATTTATGTAATATTTATAATCATTTTATATAACGTATAAAATGAATAATTAATAATTAATAATTAATAATTAATGGTTCGCGCGTTTATCAATAACAACTTCCTTTAAAATATTTCGAATAATCTTTTGGTAATTCTTTTCTTGCTCTTCTTTTGAAACACCTGACATAACCTCATATACTAATTTCATATATCGATCGCTTACTTTTGAATCGGGATCACGGTATTCAGGATTTGCTTTTTGCCATTCTGCGATTTGTTGAATATTTTTTGTTGTAATGCGTCGAATAGCATTAATAATTTTATCTTTATTCTCATTATCTTTTACCCACTGATCATCATCTTTAATATAAAGAATTGCTCTTTTTAAATCTCCACAATGAACCGGACGTTTACTTATATCAATATTATTAAGACCATCTATAAATATCTTTGATATACCTTGGCTATATCCTAATCTTGCGGTATCCTCTAGTTCTTTTATTCCAATTGGCAATGAGTTAATAAACTCGTTCATACTAATAGCATCTTTACACGTCTCATTTAAAAACATATTAATATTAAATTTGTTATTATTGTTATTATTGTTATTAATCGTATTTGTTACATTTGCGGTATTAATATTATTATTATTACTTGCGTTTGTTATCTGTATGAGTTGATTATTTTGTTCCATTAGTTTTTCATTTTGTTCTATTATCTTATCAATTAATTGTTTATTTTGTTCCATCAAATACTTATGCGTTTCGCTGTCATTTTGTATAGCATTCAAAATTGTTTGAGTTTGATACTTTTGGCTACATTTTATTTTATGCTTCCAAAGTCCGCTTCTGCTAGTAAAATAGGTATCACAAAATCCGCATATTTTACTGTTATCTAGGGCTACTTTTGTGTTTCCATTTGTTTCCAAAACGTTTCCAAAGTAGCCTTTTCGATGTTTTGCTGTAGTTAGATGTTTTGAAAAATTGTATCTTTTAGATGTTGTATAGTCACACTTTTTACACATATATTTTTTGGCTACTTTTGGGCTACTTTCTGTTTCCATTTGTTTCCTAAAGTAGCCAGAGAAATGTCTTTAAGACCTTGTCCAATAATTCATATAAAAATTTATCGTAACACTTTTTTCACTTGTAAAAACGTTTTTGTGACGATTATGATAACAAACGTATTTTCAGAGGGTAAAATTCAAGACTTTTCTCAGGAATTCATTTTTGGACATAGTAAAGTATGTCCAATTTTGAAAACCTAAATTACTTTTCGAAAAAAAATGTTACTGAAAGTTCCTGCCAAGATTTATAGATAACTTTTATTATGTATTATGGTAACAAAAAAGGCAAAATCTTATGAGAGCATAATTTTGAGTTTGAATAATGAATTTTTTAAACACATATTTAGTAATTATGGACGATTTTAATGTTAGTTCATTGCACGAATCAAAGAATGAATGGGGAGCACGGTTGCTTATTATTTTAGCACCATTGGTGATTGAAGGATTTCGTTCTATCTTTGATGAGTCATTAAAGCTTTGCAAACAAAACAACGAAATGGATAAGTATTTAATGACATTTCAAAACTTAATCACGAGAATTCCCAAATGGAATCAAAATATTATTGAAAATGAAAGAAAAAGAATTATTGAAAGAAGTGGATGTAGTTATTTAGAAGAATTAGTTACATGTATCCATATTATTCAACTTAAATTACTTACTGCGATGCGAGTTGGTCAAAAACAAAAAAAAATAGACATCAATATACCTAAACTAGACGATTTCATTCATAAAGTTTATGTATATACAGCACGCAAGGTTTACAAGAATGTATATTTATTTGAGATGAACATACAACCTCTTCAAGTTCAAAAAAATAACAGAGAACTTGAGGCTATTGTTCAAGAATGCATCTTAAATGCTGTTAGAGATAGTATTCCAGTTGAAAGCATTTTAAGAGCATATATGGATGAAACGGTTGAAGAAGATGTTGTTGAAGAAATTAGAGAACAAGTGATTGAAACGAAAAAGGATTTTGAGAAACCAGAGGGTAAACATATTACAGAAGAAAGTGGCAATAATAATACAAACAATTCTGATAATGGAATGGTATCTATTAAGTTTAATGACGTTGATAGAGTTGTTACAGGAGGCGGAAATGAAGAATTGGTTACAGCACCTAAAACAATTGAGCGTTTAGAAGAAATTAGCGCTTTAAGAAATATGCAACGAAAAATGGATGAAGAGGAAGAAAGTGATAAAATAAATATATTAGATGAATCTGTTAATTTAGATACTTTAGATGTACATGTTATTGGTCCACCTGATTTAAAATTAGAAAATGACGCATTATTAGATGATATTGAAATACTATCTTAAATTAATTGTTTGGCTCCACCTTTTCAAAGGTGGAAAAATGCGTAAAATAATTCTATTAATTCTAAAAATATATTTTATTAAATGGATAATATATTTTTATTAGCGGGTTTTATTTCTGGAATATTTTGTTTAGCAAAGTTTTTTGAAATGCGTTATGTCGACGATGAACCCAAACCATTAAAACTTTTAATACGCGATTCATTGATAGTTTATGTTAGTGTTATCTGCGGAATTTATGTTATTGAACAATTATCTCCAGTTGTTAATGATACAATACAGCCACCATCAATTAAAGTATTTACTGATGAATTTCCTCTATAAATTCTATCTCCCTGTCCATACTTTTACAAACATACTTGGTAACAATCTGTTTGATAAATCTGCTTTATATTGTTTATAATTATATTTAAACGCATGTGGAAAATTATGAATGCGACCAAATAATGAGACCATCTTAATAGACCGCATTTTAATATATTCTTCATTAAATATTAATCCAATTACGCGTTCAAATGAACATCTATCTGATCTATTTATAATCGCAGGTATTAAATTTGTCAATCTGTATTTTTTTTCAATATGTTCTAAAAATGTTAAACTAACAAATGCTTGTGCACCAAAACATAAATTAAACGCATCTGAATTCATTCCAAGAGTGACAAATTGTTCATTATTTAACAATTTTTTACGTATATAATAATTATTTGTCAAGCAACTTACTAGACGATAGACATTTACAGCATTTTCTTTGTCATATGGATGATGCCATAAGGGCATTACTGGATGTTTTGTTAGTTCGAATGGTATGTGTCTATGCACAAATACACTATCGTGTAAAATAACCGCGTTTGGAAACCATTTATAACGCAAATAATATATATAAGGTAAAAGTTCGCCTCTACCATGGTATTCGCTTTGAATAATTGTTACATTATCATAATTACAATCAGCCTTTACATATTGTTGTTTACTATTATCATCAATAATAATTACTTTTCTATTTGGATAATACACCTTTAATAATTTTACACTTTGATTCCAGTACCTATTTGTTTCTTCTGAATTTACATGTCTTGTAATTATAAAGCCATAATTCATTTACGAATTTATATTATATATTTTATACAATATAAATTTTGTTAAAAACCTTAAATATAACTAGGAATTGAATCAATATCGATAATTGTATCCTTTTGTAAATTTTTAGGACTATTATTTACTAAATATTTTTTAAACTCTGGTCTTTCTAATTGAGCTAGTGGGGTATGATTATGAACATGTCTTGCGATCATTTTATACAATTTAAAATCTGGATATCGTTCTAATCCATTATTTTTGTATAAAACATTTATACCATTATCATCAATGCACCATTCAGTAATAATTTTTTGAAGTGGAGTTAAACTATCCATTTTTTTTGTCATTTCAAAATCATCTACAATGAAGTCAAAAATAGAACAAGCTAATCTACACAAGTCAAAACTAAAATTGGGTTCTAAACGTGGTTTATTTTCATTAAAATAAGGTTCTGTATTATATTGTCCAGCAGCATCTCCTCCTGTTTGAAAACTATCACTACAACATATCTTGCTATTTACTTTATAAATAGCTCTTCCAAAATCAATGATTTTATATATTTTTCCAAAAGTAGGAATTTTATAGACAAGTTTATTAAATTTATAACAAATATATTTTAAATTTGTTTCCGTATACATAATATTGTTTGAGTGTAAATCATTATGAGTAAACGAAAAGCATTTTTGATAAGTAATTAATGTCATAATTATTTGCATAAGTGCTGCTAAACATTCATCTTCACTGTATTCGTCATCCATAATTAACGAATCAAATGTTTCCTCAAATTCTTCTGTGCAAATAATTTGTACTGGAAACTTAGGAATAGTTAGCCATATTTTTTCATCATCATCAATACTTTCTTCTTCTGAAACATCCTCCCAAATAGTTTCTTCATCAGATTGACAAGGATTAGTTATTTCTTCTAATCCAATTGAATTATTAATACTCTGATTTTCATCTAATTCTGCTAGCAATAAATTATCCTCATGGTCATTTGTATGCGATGTTCTTGATGAGCAATCAGAACTTGTTTTTAATGATTTATTGCTAGTTATATCAGTTACATTATTATTATTATTATTATTATTATTTGTATAAATATCAAATTCAGTTGAATTTGTTATATCAACTAACTCCATATTCATCGTCTTTAAATCATCTAAAGTAATTTGTTTTATTTCGGAATTTTCAAATAAGTTTTCAAATACTTCATTGTCTAACGATTTAATAGATAATACTGATTTACGAGAATTAACTTCAATATCTTCTACAAATGTTAATATAGGTTTTTTATCAGTCTCACCTTCAACCACTAAATGCGAATAGTCTTGAATCGTATATAGTTTATTTGCACCTTTTAAGAAACATTCGGATTCAATTAAATAATCCAAATCATCGATTACATTGATTTTGTAATTGTTTTTAATCCCAATAAAAGAACCATAATAATCTATACCATTTATAAAAAAATGTTTATGCAATAAATTGCTTGATAAAAAAGAAAAAAAACCATCAATATATGATGAATTGTTTGGATTCATTATTTTATCATGAATATTTTTTTTATTTAAACAAGGCAAAGTAAATAATTCCGGATTATTATCATCATATTTACCTACAATATACTTAAATGGATCTAACAAAGGAGCCATTTTTAAAAAACATTTTTGTGAATTCGTAAAACTATCATCATCACTTATATGTTTTAATTTACATAAAAATGAAAATACAGGTTCTTCGATTAAACACTCAACATCATTATTTTTATCCTTTTTATTTGTATCCTTTTTATTATTATGCTTATGATTTTTAATATCACTAATATACCAAGTATGATTTAAATTAATCCCATTAAAATTAGTTTGATTTAATGAAAAGAATTTATTATAAATAGGAATATAATTTTGGCATTGAACAATATTTAGATGATTGTTAGTTTCAAATTTATTGAATAGATGAGCGTTCTTTCTTTTTTGGTAGTTGATTGCCAGGAGTGATTGTGTCATTTAGCTAATAAAAATATATTTAATACATATATTTAACTTATTTTTTCTAAACTTAATTAATTTTACATATTATTCATTTATTCGTTTATTCATTTATTCGTTTATTTCAGAAATATTAAACATAATTAAAATTTATAAAGTTATAAATGAATTTAGAGTTAAAACGTTTTGATATGAGGAGTATTAGTTTCAAACCAAATGAATCAAAAGGTCCTGTCATTGTTTTAATAGGTCGTCGTGATACAGGTAAGAGTTTTTTAGTTAGAGACCTTTTATACTATCATCAAGATATTCCAATTGGCACTGTTATCTCTGGGACTGAAGAAGGTAACGGATTTTATAGTAAGCTAGTTCCAAAATTATTTATTCACAATGAGTATAATACATCAATTATTGAAAATATACTAAAAAGACAGCGTGGAGTGCTAAAGCAAATTAAACACGAAATGGAACAATTTAAACGCTCTACAATTGATCCTAGAACATTTGTTATTTTAGATGATTGTTTATATGATGCAACATGGTCGCGAGATAAAATGATGCGTCTCCTATTTATGAATGGAAGACATTGGAAGGTAATGTTGGTCATTACAATGCAATATCCATTAGGAATTCCTCCAACACTTCGCACCAATATTGATTACGTTTTTATTTTAAGAGAACCATATATTGCCAACAGAAAGAGAATTTATGAAAATTATGCTGGTATGTTTCCAACACCCGAGTCATTTTTTCAGGTAATGGATCAATGCACTGAAAATTATGAGTGTCTAGTAATTAATAATAACTCCAAATCAAACAAGTTACAAGATCAGGTATTTTGGTATAAAGCAGATTCACACGGAGATTTTAGATTAGGTTCCAAGGAATTCTGGGATTTATCCAAACAGCTTAATGACGATGATGAAGAGGAACAATATGACCCTAGTAATGTGAAAAAAAGAGGTCAAGGACCTAGAATTGCTGTTAAGAAGTCGAAGTGGTAGAAATGTCGTGCCATTTTATTTGAATATATATTTTATTTATTATATCAAATATATTAAAATCTTTTTTGTATGGATTATAACGTATAAAAACGCAATTTATTATTTCATTTTTTATATTTTCTTCACGAAACAAATCATTCTTTTTATTAATTAATGAATTATGATGATTTTCATCACATTCAATAATAATATTATATTTTTCAATAAATAAATCAACATAATAATTTAATATTTTATGTTGTTTATACATAATTTCAGATTTAAATGCTTTCATTATATTATTTATGGTATCATTTTCTATTGATATAAAATGATAGTTATATATATTAATATTTAATTCTTTACATATTATTTGGGTTTCTTCTTTTTTACTTTTACAAAGTATTTTTAATAATCCATTATAAGTAACATAAGAAACTTTTTGTAAACCACCATTTGTTTGTATAGAAATTTTTTGTTTTAAACTATCATCAAAAGTTTGAAGTATTGTTCTTAAATGTTTTGTTTGAATAATATTAGCTATATCACTTACTTTATATAATGTATAAGGTTGTTCTTCATTGATAATAATATTACAATTATATTTATTTTGTATAATTGATGCTTGTTTGTATTCAAAATCTTTATCTGACATAAGGATGTATATTAAATAACATACAACCTTATATTTAAATTATTTATCAATTTTATTTATTAAGTTTTATTTTTGATTTTTATTCAATATTAGTTTCATCGCCAGTTTCTGAATTTTTATTGACCCATTTCATAATATTATTATAATCAATTGCATCTTTTTCTTTTTCATAAATATATGAATAACTATTTGATGAATTTATATAACCTATAGACAATAAATGCCAACCTCTTATTTCAAAATTTAATATGCTTATCGATATATAGGTTGGATTTATTTGTATATTATCAATATATCTCGGATTAAGTATTAACCCACAAGATAATCTTAAAAATTTACTTGACATTTATATTTACTATAAAACTATTTATCTATTAACATTTAAATAGTTTTATTATATATTTTACTTTACTTATATTAATGTTGCTCAGCAAAAGGTCCAGATTTTAACTGAGAACGTCCATAATCTGTTTCACCAGTAACAATTGTATCTCCTTCAAATAATTCATTTCTAATATCAGCAACAGAAATGGTCTCAGGTTCTTGATTGCTAAATGTATTTTCGATTGTCGAATTACCAACACCAACCAAATTGCCTTCGCCATCAATATCTTGCGTAACTGTGGAACCGTGCTTTTCAGCATTTTTCTTGTTTTCATCAATTGCCTTTTGCTTTGTTTCCTTAACACGTTGCTCAAATGCGGATTTAGCAGCATCTTGATTCTTTTTATTTTCATGAACCAACTGATTCAACTCCTCTTCCATATACTCAACACGACCAGTCTTATAAGCCTCAGGATCCCAAGGCAACCATGTACCAACAGGTCCAACAAATACATCAAAATTAGGGTCAACTTCTCTCAAAAGTTTAGCACGAATTTCTGCCTCCTCTTGTGTAGCAAAGTTGCCTCTAGACTTGAATCCTCGTGTTGATGTTTGGAAATTATGCGCAATATTAAATTTCTTTTCAAGTTCTTCTTCCTCCTTATCTAAAAATGTCTTATAATCCCCTTGAATGCCGGTCTTAATGATTGTTTCCCTTTCTTCTTGAATAAATGATTCAAAATCCTTAACAACATCTTCAAAATTTAACTTATATTTATAGGAAACAAAGTTTAAAAATTGATGGAACTTTTCCATAGATTTATTCATTTCCCACTTCTTTAGGAATTCTTCAAAAAAGAAATGTTCCTTTTCCTTAATAATACTTTCAGGAGAGATAAATGAGAAACAACCGAATGCTTGTCCGGCAAGAGGCTTGTCAACTTCAAGAGCATCAACATATTTAGGGTTGGTTTGGCCGTTATTTAAGTTCTTTCTTTCGAAAGCTTGTTTTCTAACATTCTTATTTCTAGACATTCTATATATTTAGTTGTTTGTTAGTTTTAAGTTAATATTCTTTAAATATATATTTTTTTCTTATTAAAATATATAAAATGCTCGAAATGTTCGATGTCACTGAACTTGTTAAACGTGTTATTAAGTATTTGATTGAAGGTTTGATGGTTGCTATTGCTGCCTTTGCTATCCCAAAGCGTTCATTAAACCTTGAAGAAATTGCTTTACTCGCGTTGACTGCTGCTGCCACTTTTGCTATCTTGGATACATATATCCCTTCTATGGGTGTTAGTGCTAGATCCGGTGCTGGTTTTGGTATTGGAGCTAAGCTTGTTGGCTGGCCTTAAACTAACAACTTTTAATTAAAAATATATTTATAATAATTTATAC